GGCAGTCGATGGCGACTAACGTCTCGACGCGCATGCGGGAGGGTTGGGAACCAGTACGCGCCGAGGATCACCCGGAACTTTTGCTTCCGCCTAATGCTAACGGCAATATTGAAATTGGCGGCTTGATGTTGTGCAGTGCGGCTGAAGAGATGGTAGATGCGCGTAATGCGTACTACGGTAACCAAGCTGAACGGCAGATGGAAACCGTCGATAACAATCTAATGCGCCAGAGTGATGCACGGATGCCGATCTTTGCGGATCGTAAGTCGTCCATTAGCTTTGGTAAAGGCGCTAAATAAATCCTTTTGGAGCTTAATTATGGCTTATCCAACCGTAAGTGCACCGTATGGACTAAAGCCCGTCAATCTAATTGGTGGACAAGTCTATGCGGGACAGACTCGCCTGATGGAAATTGCAAGTGGCTATGCTACGAACATTTTCTATGGCGATCTAGTAAAAAGGGTGGCTGCTGGAACGATTGAGAAAGACACAGGAACAACCACAGCAACACCGTGTGGCGTGTTTCTTGGCGTTACTTTTACAAACGGTTCTACCGGTCAAGTTCAAAATCAACAATTTTATCCAGCATCTCAAGCAATTAAAGCAGGCACAAAGATTTTTGCCTATGTTGCTGATGATCCTGATACGTTGTTCCAAGTCGCTGTAGTTTCTGGCACCACAGTTATTAGTGGTGTTGGTATTACTGCAATTGGAAATAATGCAACATTGGTGCAAAACGCGGGTTCGACAACCACGGGAGATTCCAAAGTAGCAATTTTAGATTCGACCGCTACAACGAACACTCTGCCCATTCGTATTATTGATGTGGTTAGGGATACCGAAACCGCCGCTGACAACTTCCCAGAAGTTATTGTGAAGATTAATGCGACTATGCACCAGTACAACAACTCAACTGGCGTATAAGGGAGCTAAAACATGGCTATTTCACGCGCACAACTACTGAAAGAGCTACTCCCCGGCCTAAACGCGTTGTTTGGTCTGGAGTACGCTCGTTATGGTGAAGAACACAAGGAAATCTACGAAACCGAGACTTCTGAGCGTTCGTTCGAAGAAGAAACAAAGCTGTCCGGCTTTTCGGCAGCGCCGGTTAAAAACGAAGGTTCTGCAATTGCTTATGACAATGCGCAGGAAGCATGGACTGCTCGATACAACCACGAAACCATCGCTCTGGGTTTCTCGATCACTGAAGAAGCGGTCGAAGATAACCTGTATGACAGCCTCTCGGCTCGTTATACCAAGGGTCTGGCTCGTGCTATGTCCTATACTAAACAAGTGAAAGCTGCTTCGGTGCTGAACAACGGCTTTTCGGCTTCATATCCGGGCGGCGACGGTCAGGCACTGTTTGATACTGCTCACCCGCTGATATCGGGCGGTGTTAACTCGAACGAGCCTACCACTCCGGCAGACTTGAACGAGACTTCGTTGGAAAACGCAGTGATCCAGATTGCTGCTTGGACTGACGAACGCGGTCTCTTGATCGCTGCTCGTCCACGTAAGCTGATCGTGCCTTCGGCTCTCCAGTTCGTTGCGACTCGTCTGTTGGAAACCAGCCTTCGTGTTGGCACCAATGACAACGATATTAACGCGCTGAAGAACAACGGCTCGATCCCAGAAGGCTATACGCTCAACCACTTCTTGACCGATACAAACGCATGGTTCCTGACCACTGACGTTCCAAACGGCATGAAGCACTTCGTTCGTACTCCTCTGGCAACGTCGATGGATGGTGACTTTGACACTGGCAACGTCCGTTACAAAGCTCGTGAGCGTTACTCGTTCGGCTGGTCTGACCCGCTGGGCATGTTTGGCTCACCGGGAGCGTAATAAAAAGGGGGCTTTACGCCCCCTTTTTTGTAGTATATAAAGTAGGTATTCCGGGTTTTACCCGGTGCGTCAAACAGGCACCCGGCCTGACTTCATGCAGATTGACGCACCTAACCGCATGAGGAAAAATATGGCTCTCTCAACTACCCAAAGTATCTGGCGTTCGGGTGGCGGCGACACGACTCGTACCGCGTATTGCGGCTCTGGTCTAATGGCTGCTCAGTTTTACATTGACCCTACTGCCGCTGACACCACCACTGTAAAAATTGCTTCTGGCAGCACCGTTCCGGTCGTATTGCCTGCTGGCGCAGTGATTGTTGAAATCCAAGCCAATGCCGCTGGTACAGGCGGTGCAACCCCCACGTTTGACATGGGTTGGATTGGCTATACCGACACTTCTGCTTCCGACCCCAACGGCCTTTTGAGTGCCGCTGATGCGGACGCAGGTAAGCAAGTATTCAACTGGGCTTCGGCTACGGCTGGTGACGATCTTGGTGTGACTATGTCTACCACACAAATGGTTACGTTGACTGGTGGCGCAACCACTGGCTATGGACCAACTGGCGGTTCAATTACCGGTCAAATCCTGTACTACGTTACTGATCCGCTGGTTGGTCAGCAGAACGTCTGATAAGGAGGCATCACCATGATGCAAACAGACGTAAAAGGCGCAACGTGCGCGGCTAATGGCTCGACCACAGCTTTTAACGGACGTACTCGTCTAAAAGGGCTGTGGTACAGCGCAACTGGCGCGGGCACCGTTGCGGTCAAAGACGACGCTACAACCTTGTTTACGTTTACCATTGGCGGCGCAGAATCTAATTACGTTTTGCTTCCCGGTGAAGGTGTGCTTGTTCAAACTAGCTTGGTGATTACCAATAGTGCAACGGTAGCGGGCGTAGCGTTCTATGGCTAAAACTCCTGCATGGCAGCGCAAGGAAGGCAAGTCTGAAAAAGGCGGCTTGAACGCCAAGGGACGTGCTTCTTACAACGCGGCTAATCCGGGCAAGCCGGGGCTAAAAGCGCCACAACCTGAAGGCGGCGCAAGAAAGAAATCTTTTTGCGCAAGAATGTCAGGGATGAAGAAAAAGCTGACAAGTGCAAAAACAGCGAACGATCCGAATAGTCGTATTAATAAAAGCTTGAGGGCTTGGAAATGTTAAAAGATCACGTCGAACCAGATTTGATGGACAACATCTCGATTATTGCGGGGCTGGGTGTCCTACTTTCATGGTTGCCTAATGTGTTTTCACTCATCAGTATTATTTGGTTCAGCATCCGTATTTGGGAATCCGATACGGTTCGTGGTTTGACTAAACGCGAGAAAAAAACCGATGCCAGCCAAGAGTGAGAAGCAAGAACGGTTTATGCAAGCCGTGGCGAACAACCCTAAATTTGCAAAAAAAGTCGGCGTACCCACGTCGGTTGGTAAAGAGTTCACTAAATCAGGAGGCGGTATGAAAAAAATGACTAAGGGTGGTTACGCAGGTGGTGGTATGCCGATGGTTATGAAAGATGGTCAAAAAGTCCCTGCGTTTGCGGCAGATGGCAAAGGCAAGATGAAAAAAGGCGGCATGGCTATGAAGAAAATGGCAGGTGGCGGTCTGGCTGGTGGTCACAAATCGGCTGACGGTATTGCTTCCAAAGGCAAGACTAAAGCTAGACAAGTCACGATGGGTGGCGGCAAGGGTATGAAAAGCGGCGGTATGACCAAGATGAAGTACGGCGGCTCGACTAAGAAGTACTGCTAAGAGGTGCTGGCATGAGCAAAAGAGAGCCGAAGATTGTTGAGTTGCCCTACATGGGGCCGCCTACGGACAAAGATAAAGCTGAAGAGCAAAAGCGCTATGAACGTACAACACCAGTAAGTTCTGGTGCGAAGCGAACAATGCCTGTGCCTGCGCATGTACGAGATCGTGACTATGCCAAAGGCGGTTCCGTAAAGTCCGCATCTGCCCGTGCCGATGGTTGTGCACAGCGCGGTAAAACAAGGGGCAAAATCGTATGAGGCCATCACGCGGCATGGGGGCCATAAGCCCGTCTAAGATGCCCGGTGGGAAGAAGAAAGCCCGCCGGGACGATACCGACTTTACGCAATATAAAGAAGGTGGCAAGGTTAATGCAGCGGGTAATTACACGAAGCCGGAACTGCGCAAGCGGATCGTGGCACAAGTAAAGGCAGCGGCGACTCATGGCACTGGCGCAGGGCAATGGAGCGCGAGGAAAGCACAGCTCGTAGCTAAGAAGTACAAAGCAGCAGGTGGAGGGTACCGTGACTGATGAAACACCCAGCGCAAAGCGCACTCGTAGAGAGCAGGAACTTAACTCCGCTAATTCTTTTGTTATTGGTATGCAGCGCGAAGGAGCGGTAAACAAAGTACGCAAGATGATGGGCGACGATAGCTATGGCACGTCGTTAGGGGCAGGGGCGCAGGCCGCCGAAAAAGCCGCTATGAAAAAAGCCGGAGAAGAAGGCAAAAATCTTCGTGAGATGGAACCCGAAGTACGTAAGGCCATGAGAGAAGCTGCTGCCGAAGAACGTCGTGAAGCGCGGGGTATGAAAAAAGGCGGTGCGGTTAAATCCGCTTCGTCTCGTGCTGATGGCTGCGCTATGCGCGGTAAAACTCGCGGAAAGATGGTGTGAGATGGCTAGCAAGTTGCTAAGAAGTACAAGGCAGCAGGTGGAGGGTATCGTGACTGAACATACTGAAGACTGTCTTGCGCTGCTTTACGAAACAAACGCGTGCACGTGCGACGCAATGACGGACGAGCAGATAGATGCAGAGCTGCTTGAGAAAGAAGCGGCAAAAGAATGAAAGCCCCGCAGCAAAGCCTGAAGTCATGGGGCGAGCAGAAATGGCGAACGAAGTCTGGCAAGCCATCGTCAAAGACTGGAGAGCGGTATTTGCCAGAAAACGCAATCAAAGCGTTAAGCCCTGCCGAGTACGCAGCCACAACAAGGGCCAAGCGTGCGGGCAAAGCAGCAGGTAAGCAGTTCGTAGCACAACCAAAAAGCATCGCCAAGAAGGTAGCGCCGCATCGTAACAGGGGCAAGTAAATGACCACATCAGGAACCGCTAGTTTTACGCTGGACTTGAACGACATCGTTGAAGAAGCGTTTGAGCGTGCCGGTTCGGAAATGCGCACAGGGTATGACTTGAGGACAGCGCGTCGGTCATTAAATCTGTTATTTGCGGATTGGGCAAACCGGGGCGTGAATATGTGGACGTTTGAGCAAAACGCCATTACTTTGACACAAGGCCAACCCACCTATGCACTTCCTGAC